CAAGGAAAATGGGGTAATGGAGAAGATAGAAAGAATCACTTAACACAAGCAGGTTATGATTATCAAGCAGTTCAAAATATAGTAAATCAAAAAGTAGGAGTTAAAAAACCTGCAGCAACATATTACACAGTAAGAAGTGGAGATAATCTTACTAAAATAGCAAGACAATATGGAACAACAGTAAATCAAATAGCAAAATGGAATAATATTAAGAACGTAAACTTAATATACCCAGGGCAAAAATTAAGAGTTAAATAAAGATGAAATCATTAAGAAATTGATAGCAAAAGTATAGCAAATTCTAATGAAAACACAAAAAAGGTATAATGTATCACCAAAACTTAAAAATCAAAATATAAGGCAAAAAAGACTAGATTATTTCTAGTCTTATTTTTTTTGTTTGAATAAAATTAAAAATTATGGTAAAATATACCACCCTCAAAAAGGAGGTGGAGTAGGGGAAGTGATGAAGGTAACTTATCAAAAAAGAGATGGCAGTATTTTAGAAAGATATAGAAATACTAATCCACCCTATAGAATTGGAGATTATACTTCTATGGGTTGGAAATTGCTTAACATTGAATATTGCTACAAAGACAAATTATATACTGAAATAGAATATTACAAGATGATAGAAAAAAGAAAACAAAATTATTTAAAAAAGAAACAGATCAAAGAAATAATTGTAAAGCATATTATATCTTTATTATATTTTATAATAGGATTATTAATTATAAACCTTATTTTATATTAATAAGGTTATAATGGTTCATTGTTAAGAATAACTGCTTAAATTGATAAAAAACCATCATTGTAAAATATTAATGTGTAAAGTTAAAAAATAAATTGAAAAAAAAGTTGACTATAAAAAACAGGTATTGTAAGATGTAATTGTAAGGGGAACATAAACAACTTATAATTGTATCTTAAGTAGTTAACATAATATCAATTTGAAGTAGTTAAACACCACTTAAGATACTCAATCTTAGGTGGTGTTTTTGTTTGTCTAGAAAGGAGCAGTAATGAAGAAAGTTTATTATCCAGAACTTGTTGGAGAGATGGCAAAAAAAGGAGAATCACAAACTTCACTTGCTAAATTACTGGAAATGAGTAGACCTGCAATAAGCAATAGATTAGCAGGAAAAACTGAATGGACAATAAGTGAGATTGATAAGTTATGTGAATACTTCGACAAAGACTATTACACATTATTTAAAAAAGAAAGTAAATAAAAAAAGAAAAGGAGAAAAAGGGAAATGGAAGATAAAAAAATGATGGAAATTATAAATAATAATTATAAGAAAGCAAGAATGGAAAATATTAAGAAAGCAAAAAGAGAAGAAAAGAGAAGAAATGCAAAAGAAAGTGTATTCTTTATAACATTATTCTTTTATAGCATTGTAGTTGGAATTTTAGCATTATTAGGATCACAAACAACTACATTAACAGGAGTATTAACTTATTTAGTAACATTTGCAGTTACAACAATTCTTATGAGTCTTTCAACTTATAAATTATTTAGATATTAGGGGGAAAGATATGGAAAAAAAGCCAAATTACTATGCTGTTATTCCAGCAGAGGTAAGATATGATACAGAACTAAAAGCAAATGAAAAAATATTATATGGAGAAATATCAGCATTATTAGATAAAGCAGGAGAATGTTATGCCAGTAATACTTACTTTGCTAATTTATATAAAGTTGATCCTAGCACAATAAGTAAATGGATTAATAGTTTAAAAGATAAAAACTATTTAGAAGTTGAATACATAAGGCAAGGAAATGAGATAAAACAAAGAAAAATTAAGATTAGGGGTATTGCCAAATGGCAACAGGGGTATTGCCAAAACGCCAAAGAGACTAAAGAAGAAGAAGATAAAGAAATATATAAAGAAAGTATTTTTGATGTAGTAGAAAAAAATTTAGGTAGAGTTTTATCTCCTATAGAAATAGAAGTTATTAAGAATTGGGATTATGATGAAGAAATTATAGTATTAGCTATAAAAGAAGCAATGTTACATAATGCTAAAACAATAAAGTATATAGATAGAGTTTTATTTAATTGGAAACAAAATAAATTAGAAACAATAACAGATGTTAAAAATTACATAGATGAATTTAGTAATAAAAAACCTAAACAAAAAGAAAAAGAAAATAATATTAGTTACTATAAAGAACTTTAATGAATAATGACATAGAAGAAATTGTATTAGGACATTTATTACTAAAACCAGAATTATTTAAAAGAACAGTAATAACAGAGCAGCATTTCCTATTAGATGAAAACAAATTTATTTTTAAACTATTAAAAAAGCAATATGAAGATATTCAATCTATAAACATTATTGGATTAGTAGAATCATATAAATCTTCATTCACTACTAAATATCCTGCTTCTAAAATTGTTCAAAGATTAACTGAACTACTATCAGATACATTATTGCAAGTTAATGATTATGATTACTTTCAAGATTTATTATTTCAAAAGTATATAGACAATGAAATGATGAAAGTTATTAATCAATTCAAAAATAAACAAATATCAAAAGAAGAAATGCTAGAAGTTATACATAAACTAGAAAGCATGAATATTAAATTGGATGACAATAAACTAAATGGAAAAGAAATATTTCAATTAATAAATGCTAAAAACAAAAATATAAGTTTTAGATTTAAAAAATTATCTGATACTGCTAATATCCAAGAACATGACTTAGTGATAATAGCTGCAAGAACAGGATTAGGTAAAAGTGGTTTTTGTCTAAACTTATTAGAAGATTTATCAGATCAATATAACTGCTTATATTTCAATATGGAAATATCTGAAAAACAATTATATCAGAGATTAGTTTCTATTAATTCTAAGATAGACATGAATTATTTAGATAATCCAGAAACTGAATATCAACAAGAAATAATAAAAAATGCTTGTGAAAATATTTCAAGAAAGAAAATAAAAATATATTCACAAGGACAGACAGTAGCAAGTATTAGAAGAAAAATTATGAATGAATGCAAGAATGGACATACTATAGCATTTATAGACCATGTAGGATTAATTAAATCAAAAAAGGAATCTACTTTATATGAGAATTTAACTGAAATAGTAAAAGAACTTAGACAAATAAGTTTAGACTATGACTGCACAATATTTTTAGTTAGTCAATTAAATAGAAGTGCAGATAATAAACAATTACCAAAAATATCAGAACTTAAAGATTCAGGGGAATTAGAACAATCAGCAACAACAGTAATATTAATGCATGATGAATTACAAGATAAGAATATTAGTAAGGATCAAGTAGATATTAGTTTCTTAATTGGAAAAAATAGAAATGGTTCTTTAGGAATGACTAAATATTCTTACAATAAATTAACTCAAAGATTTGATTAGGAGGAATTATGGAAAAAATAAATGAAGATCAAATAGAAAGATTATATGAAATTTTAAATAAATATTATATTCAATTAGATTGGATAAAAAAAGTATGCAATATTACTAATATTAGAGATATGTCAGTTTGGCAATATAATTATTTACTAATGATTATAAAACAGGTTAAAGAGATTAATGGTTAATACATATTTATTGAAGAAAAATATAGTGATATTGGATGAAAATGATTTTAGAAAAAAATTAAAAGGATTAAAAATGTATTTTAAAAAATCATATAAACATTTAACTTTTGAAATAATGCCTAGTTTAACTGAATATGGAAAAAAAGATGGAATCTATTCAATAGATATTCCTATAGATGAATTGTTCATAAAGTGCTATGGAAAGCTCCAATTATATTTTTCAGTAAAGAATGACTTAGTAATAATTGAAGATATTACTCCATGTGATATTTTACTTCAATGTCATAAAGGAATATTACCTATATATCATGGCATTCCATACTATCAAGAAAAAGATTTATTTAAACTAAAAATATTGGAGAAGAATAATGAAGGAAAAATTTAAAGAAATTAAAAGAAAAATAAAAAAAGCATATAGAGAACTAACAATTGATAAAAACAAATATTATTGGAAAAGAAAATATTATAAGACTTTAAAAGAATTGAAAGATGCTAATGAAAGAAATGAAACATTGTCAGATGATCTAAGAAGAATGTATTGCCAAAAGAATAATGCTAAACATTATTGGTATAGATTTTGTATATTGCTAAATATGATTGAGAAGGAAGAAAACAAAAGAGTGTAAATGAAAAAAATAAAAGAGTATGCATTGTATAAGGGAGAAAAATGTCTAGGTGTTGGTTCAATTAAAGAATTAGCAGAACAATTTAATGTGCAAGAAAAAACAATAAAATTCTATTTAACTCCCACTTATAAAAAAAGAGTTAAAAAAGGTAAAAAT